TGGCAAATACGCAGACTAAAGTTCCGTTGTTCGCAGCAGCAGAGGTTTTGACCGCAGCGAATATGAACATCAGTGCAGGCACAGGAATCCCTGTGTTTGCAACAACTACTACTCGTGACGCAGCGTTTGGTGGTGCTGGTGAGAAACTTTTGGCTGAAGGACAATTCGCTTATGTAGAAGCCGATGACACACTATATTTTTATGACGGTAGTGTATGGGCAGAAGTTTCAGGCGGTGTAGCAGGCGACAGCGATCAGTTAGTTTTAGGTTCACAAGTATTTAGTTAAAGGAAAACAATGGCAACATTTACTAAAAAGATTCTCTCAGGAAGTACAGACGGCAAAGCAATCAAAGTCGCTGCTACTGCTACTGCTGGCACAACAATTCATACTGGCTCAACAACAACCACCACCCTTGATGAGATCTGGTTGTATGCAGTAAACACTTCTGCGTCATCAGTAAAATTGACGATTGAGTGGGGCGAGGCTACAGCACCTGATGGCAACATTGAGGTTACTGTTCAACCTGAGGCTGGTTTGGTGACTGTGATTCCTGGTTTGTTGATTAAAGGTAATGCGACTGCGCTTGTGGTTAAGGCGTTTGCTGCGACAGCGAATGTGATTTGTATTCACGGTTTCGTTAATCAGATTACGGTTTAACTATGCCGAACAGGCGTGAACTCGGATATGTAAGTAGCGGTAATACCCAAACTATTGTTGGGCAGTATGGTGCTTACGGTGTTGGTTCGGGTGGCACGGCGACCACTACTACTGTTGGTGGCTCTGACTACAACCTTTACACTTTTACTTCTGACGGCAACTTTGTTGTAACTACAGCAGGTCTGTTTGATGTTTTAATGTTTGCTGGTGGTGGCGGTGGTGGCGGTGGTCGCAACAATGTTTCTGGTGGTGGCGGTGGTGCAGGTGGAGTGCTTCAACAAAGCATTTACCTTGAAGCAGGAACATATCCTATTGATGTTGGCGCAGGTGGTAGTGGTGCTACGGCAGGTAACACGAGCGGTTTAACATCAAGCATTGGCACAGGTGCTCGCAGTATTTCGGCAGCGGGTGGTGGTCGTGGCGGTGCAGATATTCCAACGGTAGGCGTTTTTAGCGCACAGACTGGTGGTAGTGGTGGCGGCGCAAGTTATAACGACAGTAATCCTGTTGCATCAGTTCCGTCAGTTGCGCCAAGTGTGCAAGGTTTCGCAGGCGGTCAAGGCATTTTTACTTTGTCGCAAGGTTCAGGTGGCGGTGGCGGTGCTACAGCCGTAGGCGCAAACGCAGTAACCACAACGGGTGGCGCTGGTGGTGCTGGTTATGATGTTAGCGCATTTATCGCTGGTAGCGCACTTTATAAAGGCGGTGGCGGTGGTGGTGGTGGTGCTACTGGTGGTGCTGGTGGTTCGTCAGTTGGTGGTGCAGGTGGCGGAACATCAACGGCAGGAACTTCAGCAAGTGCTAATACGGCATCGGGTGGCGGTGGCGGTGGATATGGCACATCAAGTGTTGCTGGTGGTAACGGTGGTTCAGGCATTGTCTTTATCAGATCTAAGACGAGTGCTGTAGCAACTTTGAGTGGTTACGGTGTTGCTTCTGGTGGTAGTTCTTCAACGATTACTGTTGGCGGTCAGAGTTACACGCTGTTGTCGTTTACTTCAGATGCGAATTTGACTGTTAGCACGGGTGGCATTTTTGATGTCTATATGGTTGGTGGCGGTGCGTCAGGTGGTGGCGGTAGCACTAATGGCGGTGGCGGTGGTGGTGGCGCAGGCGAATTATTGCAAGCCACAATTTATTTAACTGCCGCAACCTACGCAGTTGATATTGGGGCGGGTGCCGCAGCGTTCTCATCAGGTGTATCAAGCGTTGGCAATAACGGTTTTGGTTCTTGCATAGGGACAGGCACAAATTACATTGCTGCCGCTGGTGGCGGTGGCGGTGGTTCACAAAACGTCAATGGCAAAACGGGCGGTAATGGTGGCGGTCAAGGTCAAGGCAGTCAAACGGCTGGTTCGCCTTCAACGCCGATTGGTTTTGCTGGTGGCACGAGCGTGTCAGGTTCAAACATTGGTGGCGGTGGCGGTGGCGGTCAAGGTGGTGCTGGCGGAAACACAACTACAACAACTGCTGGAACTGCTGGTGCTGGCGCATCACCAAGCACATTTACTGGTGGCACATTTACAACAACAATCGGTTTAGGTGGCGTAGGTGGCAACGGTAACGCTGGAACTGATGGAACGGCTGCTAGTGCTAATACTGGTACAGGTGGCGGTGGCGGTAATGGTGGGGCAGGCACTCAGTCAGGTGCGGGCGGTAGTGGTCGCATATTCGTTAGGTTTAAAATCTAAATAAAGCAAACAGGAGAATAAACAATGTCAGCACAATACTTCGCACAACTAGACGACAACAATGTAGTAACCCATGTCGCTGTAGTGCAACGAGAGTTCCTTGAAGCGAACCCTCAACGCTACACGGGTCGTTGGGTTGAAACCTTTTTTGATACTGAGGGTAAAACTTATGCTGGGATCGGTTTCACTTACGATGAGGCATCACAGGATTTTGTTGCGCCTGTTAGCCCTGAGATTGAGGAAGAAGTTTAATCGTGGCTGCAAGACTGACTGGTTATGTTTCGGCTAGTAACACACCAACAATCGTGCTTGGTACTCAATCCTTAACAGTCGATTATCTTGTCGTCGCAGGTGGTGGTGGCGGAGGCGGAACACTCGGTGGTGGCGGTGGCGCAGGTGGATACCGTAACTCGCACGGCACAACAGGTGGCGGTGGTTCTGCTGAAACTTCTCTACCTCTTGTAACAGGAATTAACTACACGATTACTGTTGGCGGTGGTGGCGCAGGCGGTACTGGTTCAAACTTCGGTTCTGATGGCAGTAATTCACAGTTTTATATCATTACATCTATTGGCGGTGGCGGTGGTGCTTATATGGAGCAGGTTGGAAGAACGGGTGGTTCATCTGGCGGTAATTCAAACACATCTACTGCTGGCACTACGCCTGTATTATCTCCGTTACAAGGTTTCAAAGGTGGTACAGGTGGTACACAGAACAATGCTTCATCAGGTGGTGGTGGTGCAGGTGCGCAAGGCGTTGACCAAACTGTTTCCTCTGGCGGAACTGCTGGTGGTGCAGGATTGGCTTCAACAATTACAGGTTCATCAGTAACTCGTGGCGGTGGCGGTGGCGGAACAAACAATTCGGGAGTGCCAGGAACTGGGAACGGCGGTGCAGGTGGGGTTGGCGGTGGTGGTCGTGGCTGTTCGTACGGTGCAGATGATGATGTTGCTGGCACAGTAAATACAGGTGGTGGCGGTGGTGGTGGAAGCCGTCAAGCAGCACAAGGTCAATCGGGTTCAGCAGGTGGTAGCGGTATAGTCATTTTGCGTTACAATTCTTCTTACACAATCACTATCGGTGCAGGTTTAACAGGTTCAACAGCAGTAGACGGCGGAGATACAGTCGCAACAATTACTGCTGGCACAGGAAATGTGAGATGGTCATAATGGCACACTACGCATTTATTGATACAAACAATGTTGTAACCGAAGTGATTACAGGCATTGACGAAACAGAACTAATTGAAGGTCTTGACCCTGAAACTTGGTATGGCAACTTTCGTGGACAGCCGTGTGTTCGCACAAGTTACAACGGGAACATTCGCAAACAATACGCAGGCATCGGCTACACCTACGATGAAGTGAATGATGTGTTTGTTGCACCACAGCCGTATTCTTCTTGGACTCTTGATGAAAACAATGATTGGCAACCGCCGACACCGAAACCTGATGGTGACTACATCTGGAATGAAGAAGAACTTGTGTGGGTCGCAATCTAACAAGGTGGCTTATACCGCTACCAGCAATCCTGTTTTCGTTCTTCCCACAAACAGCGAACGCTGAACCTGTTTACGGTTTGAACGCTGTCGGTTACACGATCAGCGAGATACCGCCAACCAAATCAGACACTGCATATCAGACCTGCGGAAGCGAAACAGAAAACAACATCAACCGAAACTTCAACGGCGAACCATTCCAACAATGCGGTAATGATTTGTTTATGATTCACTACACAGGGTTCATCACAATCCCTGAGAACGACACGATTCAGTTTATGGTCGCAGCCGATGACGGTGGCACAGTAAAGATCGGTTTGACAGAGTTTGGCACTTGGAACGATAAAGGCTGCTTGTGGTCAGAGATCACCACAGATTCTTTTAACGCTGGCATCTATCCGCTTGACGGCTGGTTCTACGAACACGGCGGAGGCAGTTGCTATATGTTGGCTTGGAACATTGATGACGAAGGCTGGGCGATTGTTCCCGATGAAGCGTTTACTACGAACGGCGTATCCACCACCACAACTTCAACAAGCACCACTTCCACGACAACCACTTCCACGACAACTTTGCCCGAAACAACAACCAGCGCATCTACGACAACCCTTCCCACATCAACGACCACAACCAGCGAGCCAGTTCAGACAAGCACAACCACATTAGTTGAAAGTACAACGACAACCACGACCACAACAACTCAACCAGCCCCGACAACAACGCAAGCACCCTACACTCCCCCGCAAACCACCACTACAACCGATCAGCCCGTTGCTGTTCCCAATACTTCCGCACCTGTTTCCGAGCCTCTACCTGAGCAACAAGACGAGACCACGACAACAGAAACCACATCAGAAACCACAGACCCCACGACCAGCCTGCCAGATACCACACAAGAGCCGATAGAAGTAGAAACATCGGTTCAGACTACCGTGCTTGAGCCTGTTGATACGACTACATCTAGCGAGCCTCTATTAGACGCTCCTAATTCAACTGTATTAGACGATTCGGCAACGACCCTACCCTTACCTCAAACTGACAATTCTGAAGCGTCTAATGCGATCCTAGAGCGTGTTATTGAGATAGAAACTACTGAAACAGGCGAAATTAGCGAAGAAGTGTTTGAGCAGATACTTGACGAGATCGCTGAAGCCGAACCTGAAAAAGTGGTGGCAATAGTTGAGGCGATTTTGACAACGAACATTACGCAGTCGCAGGCGATTGAACTCGTAGTGTCGCCTGTAGTGCTTGAAGCGATAACAGAAGAACAGGCAGAGCAGATCTTTGAATCTGTTGTGGTTGAGGAATTGTCGGCTGAGCAGGCTGCACAGATGAGCGAAGTGTTAAGTGAAGCACCAAGCAAGGTGAAGAAAACTTTTGAGAAAGTTATAGATATTTTCGGTTCACAGTTTGAACAGTATGTGCCGAATGGTTCTAATATCCCTGTTTCGCAGCGTAGAAGCCTTGTTGCCATTGGCGGTCTTTTGACTATGCTTCCAATGCCGACTACAAGGATTAGCAGATGAAAAAGATTAAAGATTATTTTGTAGATAACACTTGGACTTGGGTTGGCACAGGGCTTGTTTTGATTACGCTTTCTGGCACAACTTTTCGGCAGGCGTTAATGCTTACAGGTATCGGCATTGTTATACACTCGGTTCTCTCACTCGGTTCAAAGGAATGATTTATGAAAAAGGCACAAGACATCGCACAAAGATTGATCGCATTGTTTATGGCGAACGCACTAGCGATAGTTACTGGCAGCGCAATCGTTGGGGGTATCCCCGTTTGGAAGGCAGCAGCACTTGCAGGCTTTACGGCTGTCGCTCAAGTTGCGGAACGGCTTGCAAAAGCATCTGTTGATGGCAACCTAACCGCTCAAGAAATCTCTGATGCGTTCGGTGGCAACGGCAAGAAGATCGCTAAGAAGCGAGTAGCAAAATGAAACGCCCATACACGGGCAACAAAGACGGACTCGCAGCAGGCGAGCGTAAAGGTCTAACAGTTTTTATTAAACAGTTGTGCGCTTTATATCCTGCGATTTGGAATAACGGCAGTTATGTGAATCGCCCGATGCGAGGCAAAAAAGATTTAAGTGTTCACGCAACAGGGCGAGCAGTTGATTTGTCTTACCGTTTTATGGCAAAAGAAAAGCGTGGCATACCTGAAGGCGGAAGAAAACAAGCGATGGAAGCGATGGATTTTCTTGTGAAGAACGCTGACGCTTTCGGACTCGAAGCAATCTTGGATTATTTCCCGATGCCTCACGGTAGAGGTTGGCGATGTGATCGCAGTTCGTGGACTATCTACAACACAAAAACTATTACTGGTGCGCCTATGGGTGATTGGTTTCACGCCGAGATTTCGCCAGCAATGGCTGATAACCCTGATGCGATGCGTGAAGCGTTCGCTCAAGCAGTAAAGCCTGTCGCATAATGTCTGACGCTTTCGCTACCATTGTTGTTGCGCTGATCAGCACGATTGGCGTAATTATTGTCGGGTTAATGCAGTTGTTTAAGAAGGAAGCGAGAGAAGCAGCGATTGAAAACCGTCAAGATCACGCCATTGTTCAACAGCAGTTGCGAATGATATTTAAGACGGTGAACAGGGTAGATGACAAGTTAGAAAAACATTTAGACCAACACGCAGAAGGAACAACTAATGGGAAAATTGCTAGAAGAAATTAAACAAACACCAATTCGCACAGGCAAACCGCCACGCAAAATTGATTTAGTTCTAGAAAAGTTAAACAAACAAGACCGAATTGATCTGCTTGAAGCAATAAACGATCACAGCATTTCGCCTTCGGTTATTTCACGGGTGTTATGCAACAAAGGGTTTCAGATAACACGAGGTTCAGTGCAACGCTACAGAGGCTTGTATGAGTCTTAAAGACGAGATAGGTAACGAGGTTGCTGCCGAAACTGATCTAGTTCGTTTACGCAGGCAGCGAGATAGTTTCGCTAATCAGAACGCACGGCTGACCGAGCAGCTTGAACAGGTCGAGAAATGTTTGGCGATTGTTGAACACGCCGAAGGTGTAAGCATTTCGCCTCCGTCTTGGCTTGCACCAGCGAAACCGAAAAGATCGGCAGCAACATTGGTTGTGATGTTAAGCGATACACACTTTGACGAAGTAGTAAATCTGCACGAGATGGAAGGTTTGAATTGTTATAACCGTGAGATCGCTGTTATGCGTTTAGAGAAGTGGGCGCAGAATGTTGTGAAACTTTCTAGGCATTATTTGTCGGGTGTTTCTTATGACGGTGTTGTAGTGATTCTCGGTGGCGACATTTTTACTGGCGACATTCACGAGGAACTTGCTTTGACTAACGAGGACACAATGATTGGTTCGTTGCTGTTTTGGTCTGAGCAGGTTGCTGCTGCGATACAACTATTGACTGACGAGTTCAAGAAATGTTATGTGGTTAGCGTGGTCGGTAATCACGGGCGAACAACTCGCAAGCCTCGTATGAAGCAACGGGTCAAAACAAACTTCGATTATCTGTTAGCGAAAATGGTTGAACGACATTTCAGAACAGATAAACGGGTGTCGTTTGATATCCCTGAATCTGCTGATGCGTTGATAAAGATTTATGATCACGGGCATTTGATTACTCACGGCGATCAAGTATCTGGTGGCGGTGGCATCGGCGGTATCTATCCACCGATTATGCGTATGCGAGCAAGAAAGCAGGCACGATATTTGGCTACAGGTAAATCGTTTCAAACTTTGTGGCTTGGTCATTGGCATCAATATATTTCTACGCCTTCAATGATCGTGAACGGCAGCCTTAAAGGTTTCGATGAGTATGCGATGTTGATGGGTTTTGGTCACGAACAACCACAACAAGCATTAGCGATTATTACGCCCGAGAGAAACATTACGATTCAAGCACCCGTGTTTTGTTTAGATCGAAAGAAAGAAGGTTGGTGATGGCTTCGGTTGTGTATGTGAAGTGGCACGATGCTCACGCTGTCGCACCGTCTTGGGTTGCGCTTGACGACATCGTTAATGAGCCTGCGGTAGTTGAATCTGTTGGCTGGCTTGTCCCTGATGCGATAGCCGATCATATTGTTTTAGCGCAATCAATTCTCGGTGATGAGGGCGATCACATTCTTGCTATCCCTGTTGGTATGGTTCGTGAGATGAGAACTTTGTTCACGGATTTGTTACAGTGAAAAGTTGTGCGAGGCGTTCTCCTTCTCCGCCTGCGCATACGAGTTGAGTTGCCCCAGCAGGAATGCTGGGGCAACTCCTCGTAAAACCTTTACAAAATAGGGCTTTTTAATGATTAGGTTCAGGGCTGGCTATGGGATATAATTGAGGTATTGGGTAAACGCCCAATAGTTCAAGAGGAGGACTTATGAAAACTAAAACCAAAAAAATATCTATTAAAGTTATTTTTACCGCATTAGATGAAAATCAAGTCGAATATAATTTTACGCTCGACGCACCTAATTTGTTAGAAGCAGAAATCATAGCGAAAGACTTTTTAGGCAGAGAATATGCGGGTGGAATTATTGTCTTGGCTCAAACTTGGGATCTGACTAACAATAAAATTGTAAATGAGTTCGAGTTCTAGGAGGAGGACTGAAGATGGGTTATATGGTTGGGGTAAACAAGAATAAGCGTAACGCCGTTATGAATCTGCAAGTTGGCGATGTTTTTACTTGGTATATGCACAAAGAGAATTATTTGATTACAGAGATTAAACCTTCGACACGCAAGAACGGGAACACTTGGGTTGTTGTTACTGTTGGTTGCTCTACAAGGATAATCAAAGAGCGCAAGTTGCCTAAAGATTCTCTTGTTCAACTTGTGGAGGTCAGATGAAAACTAAAGAGACTTGCATTTGTTCAGTTTGCGAAAAGCAGTTCAAAAACATTACCGATCATATGCTGCATTATATGAAAGAACACGATGATGGTTACAAAGAACAGAAGGACAGGCGCAGGCGTTCGGTCACTTGCGTTTGCTTAAAGCAAATTAAAACGCCCGATCTTATTTGTGAATGTGGTCGAAGGCATTGGTCAATAAATGAATAATAATAAACGGGAAGTAATGCCAAACAAAGATGGTACGCCTGAAGAAGTTGTTGCGTATTGGATAAACGAATGTCTCAAACATGACGCAAAACTTAAAGCAGATGAAAAGGCGAGAAATGATCTTGCTCGAAAAAGGTATTGGGCGAAAAGGTGAAAGTTCTTTCGCTGTTTAGCGGTGTTGGCGGTTTTGATATGGGGCTTGAAGCATCAGGAATGCAAACGGTGTTTCAATGCGAGTGGGATAAACATTGTCGCAGCGTTCTTGATCGTCATTGGGCTGATGTTCCTAAGTGGTCTGATGTTTCTACTCTGACGGGCAAATATATTCTTGATCACGCACCCGATATTGATGTTGTGGCTTGGGGTTCGCCTTGCCAAGATTTATCACAAGCAGGCAAACGGGCAGGGCTTGAAGGTGGCAGATCAGTTTTGTTCTATGAAGGAATAAGAATCATTAAAGAACTGAGAGGATTAACAAATGACAAATATCCAAGATTCTCTATTTGGGAAAATGTCGCAGGCGCACTTAATTCCAACAAAGGCGATGACTTTGGGGCGATCCTCGACGCAATGGCAGAAGCAGGGGCGATGGTCATTGAATGGAAATTGCTGGACACGAAATACTTTGGAATCCCCCAAGCAAGAAGGCGTGTGTTCGTTGTCGCTGGCTTCAATTTTGATCGATCAGAACTTGATACCGTCAAGATATTTCCTATCAACGAAAGCGATTTTAGGTATATACAAAAGGGAAATGAAGTCAGTTTCTATCAATCACACGGAGTGCAAGATCAGTTCAATGTTGGATTTACCAACCCACTCAAAAAGATCGCTGCTTGCTGTGTTGTTAGCGAAACACTTAAACCTCGAAAACTGACACCTATCGAATCCGAAAGGTTGCAGGGATATCCTGATGACTGGACTAGATGGGGTGCAGATGGGCGAGAGCAAAAAGACGTTTATCGATACCAACAGTGCGGAAATGGAGTCACTGCGCCTGTCGCTCAATGGGTAGGCGAACAAGTAATGAAACTTCGTTACACCCCTAAGTAATAATTAGATCAACATAAACGAACAAAGAAAGAAGGACAGAGATGGAACGAATATCAAAACCGAAACACGGAAGCAAAGAATGGCTACTGACTAGATGGCGAGATGATTTAGGCAGATGCGTGTTCGGGGCTTCCGATATCCCTGCGCTAATGAACGCTTCGCCATACAAGACGAGAGCTGAACTGTTTGCAGACAAACTGAATGAGCCTCAAGAACAGGCAGAGTCGGCAATCTTTCGGCGTGGAAACTTGCTTGAGAAGCCGTTGCTAGAAGCAGCGTCAGAAGAATTGGGCTACACATTCTTTACACCTGACACGATCTACCGTGATGGCAGACTCTCAGTGTCGCTTGACGGTGTAGATAATTCAATTCAACCCGAATTAGTAGTTGAGGCGAAAACGACTACACGCTATTCAATTTATGACCAAAACGATTTGCCTACGGAGTGGTGTTGGCAGGGCTGGGCGCAACAAGCGGTGCTTGATTGCCCTGTTTGGTTCTCAGTGCTTGACCGTGATTTAAAGATCAGCGTGGTCGAGTTACCTAGAAACGAGGTAGCGATTGACGCTCTGCGATTAGAGGCAGAAGTGTTTGGTGAATGGGTTGATAACAACACGCCACCGCTTGACGAGATCAATAACTTCAGTGCAGATGATATTGCTCGTATCTTTAGGGCTACACCGACAATGGTTGAGTTAGATGCGACAGCAGCGCAGTTGGTGATTGATCTTGAGAAAGCACGGGCGACTTCGAAAGAGGCGAGCGATGCTGAGGCACGAATCAAAGATGCTCTTGCTCAGATGATGTTGAATCACGAAATTGGTATGTTTAACGGGCAGAAGATTGTTTCGTGGACTCAGCAAGCAGGCAAGACAGCGTTAGATACGGCGAGACTTCGAGCCGATCACCCAGAGTTAGTTAAGCAATATGAGAAGCAAGGAAACCCATACCGTGTGATGAGAACACACAGAAAGAAGGTTAAGTAATGAGTAATGAAACAGAAGCACTACTGCTTAAAGCAGTGTTAGAGCAATACGCAACACCCGACCCGAAAATTGTCGGCACGATACCACGCAACGGAATCAACCTCGCCTATGTGAGTCACGCAGAAATCACTCGCATCTTGATTGAGATTGACCCGATGTGGAATTGGCAACCTGTCGCTTGGGTCGATGGTAGACCAGCAATACACGAAGCAAACGGCGTAGCGACAATGTGGGGAACACTTACTTTGTTAGGCAAGTCGCTTGTCGGTGTCGGTTCGGTAAGGGCAGACAAACCTGATCTTGACAAAGAACTTGTCGGAGACTTCTTGCGAAACGCTGCGATGCGATTCGGTATTTGTCTTTCGCTTTGGTCTAAACAAGATTGGGAAGCACCTCGAACGAATGTGAGCAGCGTCTATACGAGTTACCCGATGAGCCAAGTTGAGGTTGAAAAGAGCAAACAGGCGCACCCAGCAAATGTTCAGCCAAAAAGCAGCCAGCAGGAAGCGTTGAGTGACGAGCAAATAGAACAGTCGTTCTCTACACCCCCGAAACCAACTGCGAAGATCGGCAGCCTGATATCAGACAAGCAGAAAGGCTTGGTGTCATCGTTAGCGAAAGAAGTTGCTGATGGCGATATCGGTTCGATCTTGAAGCAACTGTTCGATAAAGCAAACTTAAACACGCTTACAACCAAAGAAGGTTCTGACCTGATCAAACATTTGATGAGTATGCGCCAGAAGAAAACAAATGAAGAACCCTTCTGAAGAATTACAGATGGCATACGAGTTTGCTATTGGTGTCGTCATTGATTGCGCCCGAAAGGTCGTAGTCTTTGACGGCACAGATAGACAGTCGCTTGATGATCTTCGAGAAGCGATCTTCAAGTTTGGTGAAGTAAACGATTTGATTGCACAGTTTTTTAGAGGAGAGTTATGAGTCGTGATCATTGGTCTGATGACGCAAAATGTAAAGGCAAACCGAGTTCTATTTTCTTTCCTCCGTTTTCTCATTCGGATAGTCGCTGGCTAATGGCTAGAGAAATCTGTGCAAGTTGCGAAGTAAAGGAACAGTGTTTGGCTCTTGTAATGCGCTTCGAATATACAGATGATAAGTGGGGTATGTTTGGTGGGCTTACGCCTGAGGAACGCCGAGAGTTAAGGAGGCAGAAAGTATGAGAGCAAAGTTGTGTGCTTGTATTCCGAACCGATTGCTACCACAAAAACCTGTGTGCGGCGAGAAAGAAGAAGATGATGAGTGAAATAGATAATGAAGTCAATTACAACGAAGTTGATGAAAAATGGAACTTACATCGTGTTTATAACTATTACTTAAACGAATTTATGACTAGCGAAATGCAGCCAGCATTCGTTGATTATCACGAGTTCTTGTTTGATGTTTTAGAAAACGAATTACATAAAACGCCATTGAACTTTCAAAATAGACAAGTTTTAATCTCTATGGTTGAAATTTTGCGTCATTCAATGATTGGCGCATTAAAAAAAGATTGCTTAAATCGTGGCAAAAAAACCAACAATGATGAAGTGGTCGATTATGAGCGATGATCGCAAAGGCGAATGTCAAGGCAATCGAGACAAATGCAACCTTAAGGATTGCCCGAAGTTCGGCACACTAGGCAGACCGTCACGAGATGGCAGCAGGCGTGTTAAGGGTTGCGCTGACCCGACAGCACGAGGGAAGCGATCACGCACGAAAGGATTAAGCAAGCAGCGTGTCGCTCGAAAGCGTCTAGGTGTCGCACCGTCTAACAAGTTCGGTGACGGTAACGAGGAGATGTGGCAAGATGTTCTGTTCGCCAACGAGGTTAAAGCAGGCAAGCAGATTGGGGCAGCAGTCACTGCTTGGCTTCGTATAGAGGCTCAGGTGCGTTCTAACGAGGCTGATTACGGGTCTAGGCGTAAACCTACACGGGCGATTCTGATGCCTGATGATTGGGGCAAAGAAGGTTTAGTGATGATTAGGTTAAGCACTTGGGAAGAACTTGTGCGACCTGCGATGCACGAATACTACGAAGGAGGACAATGATGAGCAAGGTATTTAGTCAAGAGCATTACGAGCAAGATGACTGGGCGAAGTATCAGATCATCGAATGGTTAGAAAGCAAAGGCTACGAAGCGTGGGTTAATCCCGACAAGTTCGGCATAGATATTTTGGCTACACGCTGGGGTAGACAGTTCGCTTTTGAAGTAGAAGTTAAACATAACTGGCGTGGCAAATATTTTCCGTATGAGCAGATTCATTTCTCTGCTCGTAAACGCAAGTTTGTTGCGCTAGATGTTGAGACTTGGTTCGTGATGTTAAATCACAAAAGAACACACGCTTTGCTTATAGACGGCGAGCATATTTTGGCTGCACCGATAGCAAATAAGGACACTAAATACTCGCAAAATGAAGCATTCGTCTCGGTTGATATTCAATGGGCTATATTCAGAGACTTGAAAGAGGAGGCAAAATGACACCAGCACAAATAGAAGGCTTTATAGATCGTATTTGTGGAATCTATCCATCGCAACAAGTTTCGTTAGCGAAAGCGAAACACGCTTGGACTGCTGACGATTTTTTATTACTTCAAAGTGTTGAAGATGCTCGAAAAGTCGTGCCATTGATTATGGAACTTCACGACAAGTTCCCAAGTCTTAAAGAAGTTCATAAAGCGTTTAGGCTACTTCGTAAGCCTGCGACAGAACAAACGATTGTTGTTTGCGAGATTTGCGATGGAAATGGTTGGGATAACGGCAGGCGATGGAATTACAACGCTAAAGAATTGATTTGCGAAGGATTCACCAAGATCGTTATGGGGCGCACATATTCGTATGTCGTGCCTTGTAAATGTCGGGAGTTCGGCGCAGCGTAGTTAAGCAATAAACGAAAACTAGAGAATACTCATTTAGACCTAAACCCTTCGCAAGGTAGTTGGTGACACTCGGCAACGAGGGTAGAAAACGCTGCAAGCAATTACGGCGTTTGCGAAAAATGATTTGGGTATCGCAGTGAGGCAGAGCGATAGGGGGGTTTCATAATCTCTTTAAGTCGCCAAACAGTAGCGTTCAGTGTGCGTGTAAATAAAATTAAAACTCACACACGCTCTCAGAGTAATGCTAGGGTTGAGATATACGCCGACTAAGGCGAACGATGAGCGATTACGCCACGACCTGTCAAGGACAGACCAAAGAAAACTAAAAACCTATAACCAAGTTCAGAAGGAGGACAAGGTGATTGGAGTTAATGTGAAAAAGATTTTTGTTTTATTAGCAGCAAGTTGTATCGGTTGGGTCAGTATCGCTGACGCTGCTGAAGCACCTCGAAAGATAGATCAAGTTCAAATGGCCAAACATCCGTTTGATTTCGTTCCAACTTTGAAGCGTGATATCCCCGTTTGGGCTAAATGCCCTGAATTGTGGGGTCGTTTGCGTGATGCTGGTTGGCTCGAGAAAGATGTAGTTAAAGCAGATCAGATTGTTTGGCGAGAGTCTCGTTGTATTGCTTCGGCACATAATAAGAATGACCCAAACACTGTGCAGGGCGTAAAGGGTTCGCTTGGCTTGTTTCAGATCAATTTGTTTTGGATTCAGCGCACTACTTATTATCCGAACGGATATCTTCAAACGGTTCTAGGGCGTGATCTTGTGCCAGCAGATTTATTCGATGTTGCTGTAACGATTGACGCAGCGCAGGCGTTGATCAGCTATGACAGGGCGAAGGGCAAATGTGGCTGGTCAGCGTGGCTTGGCTGTTAAACGAAGGCTGGACGCCCCAAAACCCTTATCAAATAAGGCTTAAATAAGTTTAGTATTTGGCTTATGATGGTTCTATACTTGAGTTATCGGGTGAACCGATAGTTCAAGAGGAGGACTGATGAACGAAGAACAGAAAAGAAAGTTTAAAATTATGTGCAAACACGATTTTAAACCAGCAACAGATCTACCGTCAAATCAATTTCGATGTGTTAAGTGTATGGCTGCTGGAATAATGGACAGTATTCAAACACAAAATCTGACAGCGAAACAAGAATCAATAATCCGTGAAAAACATCGTATCAATGTAATCAAACAATATAATTAAATGATCAAAGTTCAAGAGGAGGACTTAGAAATGAATTTACACAGCAAGACAGTTATCGATTTAATCTTGAAAGAGCAAGACAAAGAAATACAAGACCAAATGATGGTTTTGCACAAACAATATAAGCAGGCTTTGGCTGGGATAAGAATGGCTCGAGAGACACTGAAGATGATTGATAACGATTTAGGAACTGATCACTCAGAAATCTTGGAACAGATTAAAAGTTTGATCGCTTCCGTAAAATGGTCAGAAATCGGGTTACACGAAATGATTTCTGATTATGCAAAGTAATAGAAACATTCAAACAAGAGGAGGAACAAAAATGAATACAATAAACAAAACGCAATACACAAGTATCAATCAGATCATCAGCGAAGCAGAAAAAGCAGGTTCACACTTCTTCAGCAAATCTACAATGAGGTTTTTTAGCAGCCGAATCCATAGCGAAATCTACGGTGGCTGCTACTTCATCACCAGCGAACGAGATAACTACGCAGATAGCAACCCACGCTTTTACACCATCAGAAAATATGAAGGCGGTCTGAAGGTTGAAACCGTTGGCGAGTTCTGCCAATACACTTCGAAAGCGCAAGCGATATCAGCAGTCAAAAAACTTATTCAAGCAGAGGAGGCGTAAAATGTTGAAAAGCATTAAGCAAGAAGCAAATCGTTTTCGACTAATGAACAATCAAAAATTATCAACACTAATAATTAACCTGAAAGCGTTACACAATGAGCGAAGCCAGCAGTTGGCTTTAATCGCAGAGTCAATTCTTTCATCACGATTAGAGGAGGCAAAATGAAAATTACTAAACACTCACTAGATCACATAGAACTGATCGCATCGGGCGACACAGCCCTGTTTGAAGTCAGGCTTATTGTGGCGATGCAAGACTGGTCAGATGACGAAGCCGATGCAGGCTTCGATGAGATCGGTGCGCTCGGCTGGCTGATGAACCTGCTTCATCTTGCAGCGCAGGGCGAAGATATTAAAACTGGCGCAGAAGCATTTTTGAGAGCGATGATGACTCTCGATGAACAACGGGTTTATCTAGCACGGGTTGAACGAATCTCTATGAACGAGGAGGGAACAAAATGACCATACAATTTAAACTAGGCATCTCGCTCGGGCTGATCGTGTGCCTGCTTGCGATGGCGTTACTGCCAGCAGAAACCGAATCTACGCCTCTCGGCTGGGTCGGCTACGGCATCATCATTGGGCTACTGCTTAGAACGGTATTTCGAGCAATCAGCATCATTAGTTACCAAACCAGTTACAAGAGGCGCAAGACTTTCAACACTCGCAGCCGTTAGGCTCAAGGTCGTTTCCTGTGGCAATCTGCGCTTCGCTTTCTTTCCCCTCTTGAGCGTGAAGCCCCATCTGTAATGATGGCACAGGGAATGTTTAATGATTAGGAAAGCAGAGTGTTATGACATTGAGAGACTTACAGAATGCTGTAGCATTCTTACGAAGGTTGAGTGTTGGTCAGATGGAAGCAGATGATTTGATTGCGACTGTCGAAGCGTTAGAGGCAGAGATTAAGAAACGGAGGCAGAAGAAATGAGCGAAAGTTTGAACGCCGAACTGCAACATTGGCAAGCACGAACAGATGATTTACAAGTTGCGCTTGACCATATGCGAGAAGATCGTGATTCTTTGAAGGCTGAAAAAGAGACTTTAAGCGAGGCTTACGCTAAAGCAGTTCAAGAGTTGGCGATGTATAAGCAGATGGTGGATCGAATGCGAATCGCTATGTCTCAAGGCGCAGAACTATAAAAACTAATGCCGTTGCTGACACAAAACAGCGAACTCAAACCGCATCGCATTTACAACTTCGCTATACCAGCATGGTTTGTTCGGCTCGATAACAAAGTATTCAAGACCTGCCCGAACGCTGGGGCTTGCGCCCAAGTTTGTTACGCCCGAAATGGCACATATTTGTTTCCAAATGTTTTAGCAGCACACACAAAAAACTTGCGACTAACTCTGGACGAACCTATTTTGTTTCGTGCTTTAATTAATAAAGAATTAACTCAAAAACGATTTCAACCAACTTTTAAGCCTCGAGAATTACCAAACAATGTAGAAGTTACCGATGACGCTTGGCTAAACACTTGGATACGAAACGGGGGTGCAGCAATTCGAATACACGACTCAGGCGACTTTTACTCTGAACAATATTTGTATCTTTGGTTCGCTATCGCAGCGGATAACCCTCAAGTGTTGTTTTACGCTTACACAAAAGAAGTAGCGATGCTTAAACAACACGGCAAGAAAGCACCAATCAACTTTAGGTGGCTTTACTCAACAGGAGGATTACAAGATCATTTAATTACTGACGATGACCGTAGAGCAGATGTATTCCCAAACGAACAAGCCATTACTGACGCTGGATACACAAGCCAAGACGCAACAGATCTATTAGCAATATTGCTTAAAACTAACCTTGTCGGGATACCAGCCAATAACATAAAGCACTTCAATAAAAAAATATCTGGCAGAAGGTTTAGCGAACTATGAAAATCAGATGCTTAAACTGTTTACACTCTTTCGAACCCGACCCTAAAAGAACAGTTGGCTGTTTATGTGATAGTGACGCACCCACTTGGATTGGTGTAGCCTCTGATGGCAAGTTAATTACAATGAGTTATGCCAATTATCAAATCGAAAAGGATTGAGATGGAACAACGCAAAATTGAATACACAACCGTAGATATCGATTCGATCGAGGCTCACCCAAAGAATGTGCGTCAAGGCGATATCGGCGCAATCTCAGAATCGCTCAAAGCACACGGACAGTATCGCCCGATAGTTGTTGATAGGCGCACCAACTTTATTTTGGCAGGAAACCATACTTGGAAAGCAGCCAAGTCTCTCGGCTGGTCAAAAATTAGCGCAGGATTTATCGAAACGAAAAACGAAAATGAAGCCGTGCGTATTTTGTTAGCAGACAACAGAACAACAGACCTTGCGATGTATAACGATGATGGTTTAGCAGAACTGCTTAAAAGTCTTTCTGGAAGCGATGAAGGTTTCGCAGGAACATTATATGACGGTGATGACCTTGACGATCTCATCTACAAGTTGAACGGCTCGCTCGGTTTTATCAAAGATGTTCCAGACGCAAGCGAACAACTTGCAAACTTCGATCTCACTGATACAAGAAACCTCGTTCTACCTTTTACGAAACAAAACATAGAAATCGTCAAACAACGATTAAACGAACTAATGAAAGATTTAGCCAAACAATCATATTCTGAGATAGTGTTGTATCTAATTGAAAACTATGACAAAAATAATTGAAGCGTCATACAAAGATTGGAAACCTGCTAGAAAAAAACTCCACGCCCCAAATCTTGAAAACGAAATTAACGAAGATGTGATTGTCATTGACAAAAAACACCAAGCGATCGTTGCGATACAAATAAGTTTGTCTGACGACAAAAAACCGTTAAGCAAAGAAGTTGAAAAGATTTTGCGACATTCGATCAAATGGGATAACGGAGGAGTATCACGCTTGTCGGGCATCATCGCTTCGAACAGAGTATTCGGAACACTCGCACCAGAAAAATTGCGTAAACGTTACGGCTGCTCAACGGCGAAACTAAACGAAGAACAACCCACGCTCAATAAACTTTTATCAGAAATCGCAAAACACAGTTACGAGCTGTTCGCAAGTATTGACCCGCACCGAGCCGAATCACACAAACAAATAGTTACAAGCCAAGCGCACCCAGATTGGCTACTTGGCGAAACCCCTTTTACTTCGGGAATCATTAACAACTGGTCTGCTTTGCCTTATCACAAAGATTCTGGAAACTTCACAGGTTCGTGGTCAATGATGCTGTCGCTTAGAAAAAATCTAGAAGGTGGACACTTACACTTACCAGAATATGATTTGGTTCTCGGAGTGCCAAACAACTCAATTCTTATCTTCAATGGTCAAGAACTATGGCACGGCGTTACCCCATTGACGCCCAAGAAAAAAGATGCTTACAGATTTACAATAGTTTGGTATGCCAAAAACAAAATAAAACAATGCGGTTGTCGAGAACAAGAAACCAACAGGGCAGCGATTAAGGCTTCACAATAGATCACAAAATGGATTATCAAATTGCTATTATGTCTTATGCCAGACCTGAGCGTCTGCGTGATTTGACCCTTAAAACTTTAGATCGTTACCACGCCGACCACTCTCGAATTACAGTGTTCGTTGCGAACGAAGAACAATATCAAATTTACAAACAATTCGTTCCACACACAATTAAATTGAAAATTACAACACTGGGTCATTTCCAATCAATAAAAGCAGCACATATGACATATGCACCCAACACGCCGTTGTTAATACTTGATGACGACATTGCTGCGCTTGAACAAAAACAGGGCGATCAACTTAGCGAATATGACGGCAACTTAGATAATTTGGTTGCAGTCGGTTTTGATATTTGCGAAAAAACAAAAAGCCGAATGTGGGGAATCTACCCAGTGCGAAACGCATTTTACATGAGCGATGAAATCGTTGTTGGTTTGCGTTACATTATTGGCTGCTGTTGGGGCACCTACGCACAAGACATCGCCATAACCACACCCAACCGTTTACTTTCATCATCAGGTAACGATTATGAGACAACCCTACAAAGTTTTAAACACCACGGCAGCGTCGTTCGGCTCAATTATATAACTGCTAAAACAGACTATTTTGCTAGCGGTGGAATTGACGCAGAACTTAAAACAAGAGGAATCGCTGAACGACAAAAAGATCACACACAACAATTAAAACGCATCGCATATCGACATTCTGAACTCGCCTCCACCTATTTAAAAGCTGGAGGAATAACCAACCTGCGATTAAAAAGAATTACACACCAACGATTATCAAAACCTGTTGCAAAAAATGATTAAAAAACCCTGTTTGAACTGTCGAATCTTAACAAGCAACGCCACACGCTGCACACGCTGTCAAACCCTCTGGCACCAACAACACCCTAAACCAAACAGACCCCACTACAAAGGCGACTATCGAAGGCGAGCCAAACAGATCAGAGACACTGCTATCGCCTGCTGGATATGTGGACAAGGCAAAAAACTTAACGACCCATTTACAGCAGACCACCTAATACCAGCAGACCCAAACTCACCTCTCGCAGCAGCCCACCGATCTTGCAACTCACGCCGACAAAACAAACCGATCACCTCGAACTGAACACGCAAAAACAAAAGCGATTTTTTTTACAGGGCTTGCCCTACTACCCCTGTGCCCCCCTGCCGTATAATTCGGCGGCAAAACTACTTTTTCGGTGCGTCATATTTTTAATTCTATCTGGTCTTGCGAAGTAGAATTGTCTTTATTACAAAGGAGGATTGTGATGAAAGTTCGCATAGGTTTTGAAAAAATTGAACCTGTTGCTAAAGATTTGCTAGCTGGGTTCAAAGCACAAAACTTGATTTGTGAAGTCGGTGGTTCGTTTCGAAGGCGAGCCGATCAGGTGGGCGATCTTGACATTGTGGTTCAAGCAGATTCTTTGAGCGATGTTTTGTTGCCTGACTGGTTGTTCTTTGAGCGTTTAGGCGAGCAGGCTGCTCACGGTGTTTTTGATTTAGGCGGTCAACCTTTCGGCGTGGATATTTGGTGCGCTACGCCTTGCCAATGGGGAGCATTTCTTTGGTATATCACGGGCAGTAAAGAGTTGAATGTGATTATGCGTCAGAAGGCAAAGGCACAGGGTTTAAAGTTATCGCAGTTTGGTTTATTTGATGGCAAAGTTCAGATTGATGATGGTTCTGAGCGTGGCGTTTCTGATGTGCTAGGCATGGATTGGATTGAACCTGCTGACCGACAGAAGTTCGTGAAAGTTTTACCCGATCAGATTTTTGAGGTTGCTTCTAGTTCGGGCGATGGCTTCTATACGGTTTCTGTTACTGGTTCGCAGTGGTCTTGTTCGTGTCCGCATAACACTTTTCGTAAAGTTGAGTGCAAACATATCAAGGAAGTTCGCAGAGTTAAAACGCTTGCAGCTTAGTTTGTGGCATACTTTGTATCCGATTAGATACGAGGCTTAAAACTTTATGGGTGGCAAAGGTAGCGGAGGACATAACAGGAAACCTGTTGAACGCAAACGCCGTATCGGAAATCCAGGTGGTAGAAAATTATCGCAGGTGGTCGCTATGGCTGAAATAACTTCACTTCCCAATACTCATATTCCAGAACCTCATCGAAAACTCGAGGAAGAATATGGTTTGAGATTGTGGAATCAGATTTGGTCGTCAGGGGCTGGTTGGCTGAAACAAAATATGGATACAGAATTAGTTTTGATGGTTTGCGAGGCTATGCAAGAACGAATTATTTTGAAACTGATATTACAAAACGATCAAAGTCTTTGGCGAGAACGCCGTGCTTTGCGTGAGGTAGATCGGCAGATCATTACACTGTTAGGTCAGTTAGGATTCAGTCCATCTGAGAGAGGATTATTAACGGCAGATGAAAACACCAAACACGACTTTAACGACCTCAACAAGCGTATTGCCAAAAAGCGTTCAGCCAGCCGATAAATGGAAGCCAGCATTTTATACGCAGCGCAAAAATCGTTCTACTGATGGCGATGAAATAATTAACTTCGCTCAAAACTATTTTAATGTTTTGAAAGGTTTTCGAGCAGGCGAACCTCTGAGGTTTACCACTTGGCAAAAATGGTTATTGCGCTCACTCTATGAGCGTGACGATGCTACGGGGCGTTTGCGTTATCGCCGTGCGCTTATTGGTTTGCCTCGAAAGCAAGGCAAGAGTTTGATGCTGTCGGCTGTAGGTGTTTATGGAATGATCGCTGGCGAAGCAGGCTCAGAGGTGTATGCAGTAGCGAACGATAGGCAGCAAGCACGAATTATTTTCAACGAAGCCAAGCAACAGATCGTTAATAGTCCGATGCTTAATGCCGAGTCCAAGATTTATCGTGACGCTATTGAGATGCCTCGCTTTGGTTCTGTGTTCCGTGTTCTCTCATCAGACTTTAAAGGTCAAGCTGGATTAAATCCTTCGCTAGTGTTATTTGACGAATTATGGGGTCAGGCAAGCCACGATCTCTATGATCAAATGACTTTAGGTTCGGGCGCACGAATAGAACCATTAACAATCAGCATCACAACGGCTGGATATGACCTAGATTCGCTCGCAGGCAGGCTCTATCAGTATGGAAAACAGGTTGCTTCGGGCGAAATTAGCGATGATTCTTTTGGTTTTTGGTGGTGGGAAGCACCTGAAGATTGCCGAATTGATGACCGTCAGGCATGGCGTGTCGCTAATCCAAACCTTGCAGAGAAACTTCTCGACCCCGATGACCTCGCTGTAGCGGTAAAACAAACGAGTGAAATGGGTATGAGGCGTTGGCGTTTGAATCAGTGGGTTCGCTCTCAAGAATCGTGGCTGCCTGTCGGTGCGTGGGAACAATGCGTGTCAGATCGCCAGTTAGATTCAGAGTTGCCTGTGTGGGTGGGGATTGATATGGCATTGAAGCACGACAGCATCGGTGTCGTTATCGCTCAGCCTCAAGACGACCAGACTGTTGTTCGATCAAAGATTTGGCAGCCATCTCTCGAAGGCGTAGATGTTGCAGATGTTGAAGCACACCTACGGGAATTGCATCGCACTTATCAGGTGCAAGAGTTCGCCTTTGACCCAGCATATTTTATGCGAAGCGCAGAAGCGTTAAGCGATGACGGGCTACCAATGGTGGAGTTCGGGCAATCAGCAGCACGAATGATTCCAGCCTGCGGTAACGCCTACGAGATGATCGTAAACAAGAAAGTGGCGCACGATGGCTCACCGACTTTTACAGATCAAGTTCTCTCAGCAGCGCAACGAATGACTGATACAGGTTGGCGATTAAGCAAAGGCAAGAGCAAAAGAAAGATTGACGCTTGTATTGCTATGGTTATGGCATTAGATCGTGCGACAACTAGAGCAACAACAGTAATCGAACCAGCAGTATTGGATATTTGGAAATGATAAACAAAGAAACAGTAACGACAGCGATGGAAATTGTTGGCGGTGTTTTAATCGTGTTAGGTATCTCAGCGTTTAGTGTGCCGATTAGTGTTATTGTTGCTGGAGTTCTTTTGATTGTTGCTGGAGGTCTAGCAGTATGAGTTTGTTTCGCAGGTCCGAACAGCGAGCCTTGCCAACTTCTATCGACCCGTATCAAATAACTGCTCGCCCATATTATCCAAACTACACAGGCGAGATCGTCACCGAACTTACTGCGTTCGCTCATAGTGCGGTGCTGTCTGCTGTAACTATTCTTGCCGATTCGATTGCTGCGATGCCTCTTGAACTTACTCGCACTCGTGGGGGTCGCATAGAGAAACTGCCAACGCCTTCAGTTCTGCAACGCCCGAACGATAGACAGAATATGTTTGAGTTCGTTCATCAAACTATGGCGACACTTGCTTTGCATGGCAACGCTTATATCTATGCGCCGAAAGGTGCGAACGGTTTGCCTGTAGAGATGCGAAACATTCACCCACACGCAATCAAAAAAATTGTTTACGCAGACACGGACACAATGTATGATCTTGGCAAAGTTCAATACACAAGCAAAGACATTCGTGCTATTCACTGGCTGATCTTGCCTAATCAGGTGCGAGGCGTTTCACCGATTGAAACAATGCGAAACACTATCGGTATGGGTTTAGCGATGGACAGATTCTTGGCACAGTTCTACGGCGAAGGCGCAACACCGTCATCGGTTCTTGAAACAGATGGTGCGCTAACACCTGATCAGGCACGACAGATTCGTGACTCGTGGGAAGAAGCACACTACAAACATCGCAAGCCCGCCGTGCTTCAAGGCGGTTTAAAGTGGCGACCAATAACAACTAGTGCAGCCGATATGCAAATGTTAGAACACAAAGAATCAATCGTTCGAGATATCGCCCGTGTGTATCGCATACCGCTTCATTTGATTATTGGCACAGGTGGCGACAGTCAGACATATCAAAACCTTGAAGCAGTCGGTTCGGCGTTTTATCAATACACGCTTCTTGGTTGGGTTCGCAGATTAGAAACAGCGTTCAGCGAAATGCTGCCATTAACACAACAGGTTCGTTTTAATGCGTCAGAGTTTTTGCGAGCCGATCTGATGACCCGTGTTAAAGCACAACAAACTCAAATCTTGTCTGGTACATTGACACCGAACGAGGCACGAGAGATAGAAAATCGTGAACCTTATGATGGTGGAAACGAGTTTGTAGCACCGTCATCAACACCTGTCATCGGCAACGATGCGATACCGCCAGAAAAGTAGTTATGAAAACAAC